AGACGTTACGGGCGAGGCGAAGAACGTCATCGTCCCCGGATACGTCGGGAAGGTTCTCGCGAAGCTCGCAGCGCTCACGAAGAAAACGACCCCGGACGTTCGCGTAACGGTAACGCAGCACGACGCGTCCTTCGCGGTCGATGGGTGGACGGTGACGGTTCGCCTCGTCGATGGTCAGTATCCAAACTATGGGGCGGTACTGCCGAAGGCGTATGACCGCGAGCTGCGCGTGAAGTCATCCGATCTGCTCGGTGCTGCGAAGGCCGCAGCGAAGCTTGGATCCGGGCAACGCCTTTCGACAATGCTCCTGACCATAGGAGCGGAATCCATCGCTGCGAGCGCTTCAACCGACGAAGGCGGTTCGTTCTCCGCCGAGATCGCGTGCGAAACGGTGAAGGGCGCAAGCGAACCGTTGACGATTCGGTTCAATGCGGCCTATCTCGCTCGGTGCCTCGCAACGGCCGGCGGAGAATACGTCCGGTGCGCGTTCATTGAACCGCTCAAGCCTGCGCAGTTTACTGCTTGGGACGACGGAGGGGCTGAGGTCGTCCTCATGCCGCTGCGCGCATGACGCGCCTCGCTCGCGTGCAACGGCGCGACCGCCGACGTTTCATCCGCGCGCACAAGCGCACCCCGTGGCTTGCGCTCGCGCTGCTACTGACCGCGGCGCCCGCCGGAGCAGCAACCGCGCAGCACTTCAAAATACCGCCTTTCGGTGGCATCGGACCCGTACCCCACCCACCAATTGTAACGCCGATTATCATACACATCGTAAAACCGATACCGCCCTTCGGCGGTCTAGGATCCAAGCTCCCCAGCGCGAAGCGCGGTCGTGCGTTCAGTATCTCGGTTTCGTTCGGGGGCCCGCGCAAATGACGGGTACCACAGGGCGTCGGCGTAGCAGCCGGCGCCCCTCGCGGGCCAAGAAAACGGGCTATCTCTGTATGTGCGGCGCGTATCTGCTGCAATCCGCCAAGCGCGGACTGCACTGCATCGCGTGCGACGGATGAGGAAACCGCCGCGCTCGAAACGCCTGACGCGCGAAGACGTGTTTTGGCTGCTCGTTTTGGCGGCGGTCGCACTTGCATCGGTCGTCGTCGAAAACTTCAAAGAAGGCGCCTGGTGAACGTGCTACGCGCGATCTGGCGGCGCCTGTTTCCTCCGCTACGGCTAGTGTCCCAGGAGCAGAAAAAGCGCGACCAGTGGGTCGCCTCGCAAGAGCGCTTTCACGGGTTCCCGTTTCCCGAAAAAGACGACTCGAATCAGTAACGATTCTCGCAAGGAGCCGAGGGGCTGGGCGTGCAATGCGCCCGGTCCCTTCGTTCTGTACGGCGGCGCAAATTATGCTCAACGGCCCCGCGTGATTGACACTTTCGAACTCGACCGCGCGATACCGCGCGACGCGCTCCTCACGCAACTAAAAGACCATTCCAAAGCGCCGGCCTCAGCACGCGGGCACCACGATGCGCAGCCTGCAGCCGAGTTCTACGCGCTGGGGCAAAACGTCGGCATCGTACTGGACGGCAAGTTCATCGGCGTCGACATCGACCGCCCCGACATCGACGAGGCGCGCTTCCTCGCCAAACGGCTCGACGAAACCGGCACCTGGCGGCAGCGGACCCCCCACGGAAGGCACTGGCTGTTCCGCATTCCGGCCGGTTTAGAGCTCGGAAACGGGATACTGCCCGACAATTTCGGTAACTCGTATGGAGACATGAAGACCCTCGGGTTCCTCGTAGCGCCCGGCTCGGAGGTTCGTTGCGACGGTCGAAAGCACGGCGGAGCGCCCTGCGCGGCCGAGGCGTACGCGATCGAATGTGCGACGGATCCGGTGCCCGCGCCCGATTGGATTCTCGCGCTCGCGGCGGCGGGCCACAAAGCGGCCCGGGAGGCGTCGGGGGCGCGCCGCGACACCATCCCCGTCGGCGAGCACGACAACGCCATGAGCGCGATTCTGGGCCAGGTGGCGCGGTCGCTGCAGGCCCGGCTCTCCGAGGACGCCCTGGCGCGCGTCGGACGCGCGATCGTGCGCGAGGCGGGCATCCTCGAGCCCTCCGCGCACCGTCCATTCGGCGAAGGGGACTTCCGGCGCTGGGCGGGGTCTGCGGTGCGCCACGGCGACGATAAGCCGCTCTACGACAACGTGGGCGACCTCGCACCGGCGGGATGGGTCGAAGGCGTCGAAGCGCTGGAGGCGGCGGACCGCACGCCCAAGCGCTGGTGGGTACCGGGGTTCTTTCCGCGCGGCGAGCTCGTGATGCTCTTCGGCCGGGGCGGCATCGGCAAATCGACCGCGGCGGCCTGGCTTGCCGCCCAGGTGACGCGCGAAGGGGGCACGGTCGGCTACCTGGGCGTCGAGGAACCCTTCGCCAAGTTCATCGACCGCGCGGTGCTGGCCGGCGGCGACTTCAACCGCATGGTGGCCGCACCGCAAGCGACGCTCTTTCCGCGCGACCTGCCGGCGCTCGAGGTCAACCTGCGGCTGCGCGGCGTCGACGTGCTCTACATCGACTCGATCTACTCCCACTTCGAAACGACCGCCCACGGCGAGAACGCTGCGGTCCACGCGCGCCGGTGCCTCGGGCCGCTGGCGGCCCTGGCGATGCGCTCGGGCGTGACGATCATCGGGACGTTCCACGAAAACAAGGCTGGCGAGTTCCTCGGCTCGGTCGAGATGGTCAACGTCGCCCGGCACATCATCAAGGCGTACCGCAAGCGCTCGGGGCCGCTCATGCTTCGAGTTTGGAAAACGAATCTCAAAGAACCCGGCTACGAGCTCGGACTCCACGGCGAAGAACTCGATCGCGTGGACCCGCTGACCGGGGAACTCGTTTACGAAATCGACGAAGCGGGGGGGCTTGCTGCCGAGCGCATCATCATCCCAACGCGGACCGAGAGGATTCTCGCGTCGATCGAACTCTCGGAGGACGACCTCGCGCCTCCCGATGGGCAGACAGTTCGTGAAGCAATGACAGAGACGAAACGACGCTATAGGAAGAACGTAAGTGTTTGATTCGGACCGACACTATACATTACCGCTAGGTAGTGTTATATTGTCGGTTAATGTCGAACAAAACTCGGCCTCCAAGGTGGCTGGATCGCGTGGTTAAAAACGTCGATCGCGCAATCGCTTCCGGTAATGTTCAATGGGGCCGCCGTTACGCGACCTGTCTCGCCGATCAAGTTCTGCGGCTCGATGAAGCCTTCGGGAAATCCGAAATCCGAACCGCAAGCCCCCGACAGGTTCGATCACGAAACACGGGTACTGCTGTTTTGGTGGTTTCAAAATCGAATCCGACGTGGACCGTGCGACAGGTGTCTGAGGCGTGCGGTGTCGCCCCGTCAACCGCGCTCTTCTATATGCGGCTGTCCCGGTGACTGCCGTTGACTTATTTGCCGGCGCGGGCGGTTGGGACATCGCGCAGCCGAATATCAACCCGCTCGGAATCGAAATCGACGAGTGGGCGTGTAAGACGCGCGACGCGGCGGGGCTCGCGACGTTTCGCGGCGACGTAACGCGCATCGACCCCATCCCGTGCGACCTGCTGATCGCCTCGCCGCCTTGTCAGGGATTCTCGATGGCCGGAAAACGCGATCCGAACGACCCGCGCAACGCGCTGGTGTGGGAGCCACTGGCCTGGGCGCAAATCGTACAGCCGACCTACATCGCGCTCGAGCAGGTACCGCCCGTGCTCCCAATCTGGGAGCAGTACGCCGCGCGGCTACGCGAACTCGGTTACGAAGTGTGGACGGGTCTTCTCCACGCCGAGCAGTTCGGCGTTCCGCAGACGCGCAAGCGCGCGATTCTCATGGCGCGTCGCGACGGGAAGCCGTGTTTGCCCCCGCAGCCGACACACTCGCGCTACTACGCGCGCGACCCCGCACGGCTTGACGACGGCGTGCTACCGTGGGGGTCGATGGCGGAGGCGCTCGGTTGGAGCGGCGCTGACGCACCTGCGCCGACACTCGCGCTCTCGGGTTCGACGAATCCAATAGGCGGCTCGGGGTCCCGAGCCGCCTGGGCCGTACGCACGCGCGGCGATCGCAAAACGAGCGGCGGAAATCTGTTCGATGCGTCAACGCCCGCTCGGGCGTTGACGGAGAAAGCGCGGTCGTGGACGCGGGAGCGCCCCGCCACGACCGTAGCCGGTGAACCCCGCCGAGGCGGGGTTGGAGACTATCGCGAGCGTCACCGGCAAGATGGCGGCGTTCGCATCACGCTCGCCGAAGCCGCGATTCTGCAGTCGTTCCCGCCCGACTACCCCTTCCAGGGCGTTAAGAGTCGCCAGTTTCTCCAAGTGGGCAACGCCGTACCGCCACGCCTCGCACGAGCGATTCTCGGAGCCCTGGTCGCATGAGCGCGCTCTATCCGTGGCAGGCCGATGAGGTCGCCGAGCACGCGCTGGTCGGCAAGCGCGGCCTCTTCGCCAGTCCGCGGGTTGGAAAGACACGGGCCACGATCGAGTCGATGGTGCGGGCCGGCGGCTTCCGGCGCGCTGTTGTGCTGGCGCCGCTGGCCGTCGCGCCGTTCTGGCTCAAGCAACTGCGCGAGGCCGGGTTCGAAGCGCGCGACGGGTTCTCGGGCACGATGCAGCAGGTCGGCACGGAACTCGAGATGGACCGCCCCGAGGGCGTGCTCGTGCTCAATTACGAACGCCTGCCCGACCGTTACTACGCGCGCACGAACACGATCGTGCCGGGGCTGCTCGATACCGTCCTGGCGTGGAAGCCGCAAGCGCTCGTGGCCGACGAGTCGCACTACATCAAGGGCCCGACGACCGACCACGCCAAGGCCGCGCGCCGCATCGCCAAGCGCGCCGGCTGGGTGCGCCTGCTCACCGGGACGCCGTCGCCCAACGACTACGGCGACCTGTGGGGACAGCTCGTGTGCGTCGACGACCGGCCCCTACCGAATGGTTGGGGGTCGTGGACGGCGTTCAAAAATCGGCATCTCGTCATGGACGCGGTCTATCCGAGCCGCCGCGTCGGCCACGTCAACATCCCCGAGCTCCAAGCGCGCCTGGTGCGCGATGCGCGGTTCGTGCGGCGTGAGGACGTGTTCGGCGCCGACCAGTACCAAGAGATCGAACGGCTGGTGACGCTGCCCGATCGCGCGATGGAGATGTACCGTACGCTCGCGCGGCAGTGGATCGTCGAGTCGCCCGAGGACTTCGGCCGCTGCAAAGCCGACCACATTCTCACGCGCCTGGTGCGCCTGCAGCAGCTCGCCGCCGGGTTTCTGCCCGACGAGGGCGGGATGCTCCACGAGGTCCACGACGCCAAGGTGAAGGCCGTGGCCGCCGACCTCGACGAGATCATCGAGTCGCGCGAGAAGGTCGTCATCTTCCACAAGTACCGTTGGGAGGGCGCGCGCTACCTCGAACTCGCGCAGAGCCTGCTCGGGCGGGGCGGCGTCGCGCTGCAAATCGGCGGCGATACGCCCACCGCCGAGCGCGAACGGGCCAAGGATCTCTTCAACGAAACGCCGCGCCCGGCGATCTTGGTCGCGCAGACGCAGTCGGCTGGCATCGGCATCTCGCTCGCGGAGGCGACGCACGCCTTCTTCACCACGCAGACGTTTAGTTTCGCCGCCGAGGACCAAGCGCGCGACCGCATCTACAAGCCCGGCGTGCCGCGCGTCGTGACGCACTTTATCACCGAGGGCACCGTGGATGAGTACATCCGCGACATCATCGCGACCAAATCGAACATTCACGAATCCGTCCGTCTCGCCGACCGCCAAGAGATGGTCCACGGAAAACTTCGGCGGTCGTATCGGAGAATCGCGTAATGAACAGCACGGACAAGTACGGCAACAATTCACAGCCGATTAAGCCGATCCCCGAAGTCCTCACCGACCTACGTATTTTCGGATGCCCGCAGCACGGTGCGTTCGGAGTCAACTACGTCCGCCATTGCGCGAAGTGCGCGCAGACGCAGGCGGAGATTGACAGGTGGCGTTTCGCACCGCGCTACCGCGTATCGGCCTCGCCGCTGTAATGCACACGCTCGTCGAAGTCGAAAGCACCGCCGACCCGAACGACCTGTTCACGCAGTACCGTTATCGGTGCTCGTGCGGTAAGGTCGGAGAGTGGCAACGCGGTGCGACGTTCTACTCGTCGGGCGCCGCTCGCGACCACGCGCTCGGGGCGTTCGTTGAGCACAAGTACCCATCGCATGTGGTGTCTGCCGCGAAGTGATCTGTACGGCCTGCCCTCTCCATGAGCACGCGCTCTCGAATTGCCTCGGCGGCATCGGCACCGGACCGCTGCTCGTGGTCGGAGCCTACCCCGGCTCGCGGGAAGACATGGACGGCGAACCGTTCGTCGGTCCGACCTCCGACTTGCTGCGCGACATGCTCGCGGACGCGGGATTCAAGCCGTCCGACTACGCGCTGACCAACGCCATCCGCTGCGCGCCGCGTCGCGACGTGTCGATTGAGGTTGCGCATATCGACGCTTGCCGCAACCACCTGCGGGACGAGATTCATGCGCGCCGTCCCGAGGCCATCGTGGCGTTGGGAGACGTGGCGCTGCGCGCGCTCACCAAGATGTCGGGCATCACCGCCCAGCGCGGCAAGTCGTTTCCGCTCCATGCGGACTTCGGCTACGCGTGCGAGGTTTGGCCTACGCTGCATGCGGCCTACGTCGCGCGCGAGGGCAAACACCGCCCGACCGTCGTCGCGGACTTCCGTCGCGTGCGTGACCGCGGGCTTCCTCCCGACGAGATCGCTTGGTCAGCGTGGCCCGCGCATCCGCACCGCGGCACCATTGCTTGGGACATCGAAACCGACTTCGACCGCAAGACACGCACCGGCGGCGACCGCGTGACCTCGATCGCGTTCGCGTCGGCGGCGGGCGTCGATGTTATGCAGTCCGACCCGCTGGGAGCCGCCACGGCGGAGTTCCTGTGCTCGGCCGGCGCGACGTTCTCCGGGCACAACTCGCGGCGGTTCGATGTCGTGCGGATGCGCGCGGCCGGGGTCGCGGCGCCATTCGGCGAGGACACCATGTGGCTGGCCTGGCTGCTTGACGAATCGCAGCCGCTGGGGCTGGAAGCCCTCAGCGTCAAGTACCTCGGCGCTCGCGGTTGGAAAGAAGAACGCGACGCGACGGAGGGTTCGCCCGAGCACGCGCGCTACAACGCGCGCGACGCGCTGTGGACCCTGCGGCTCTACGAATACCTGCTCGGGGCGCTGGGGCCGCGCATCCGCATCGACCGTGAGATACTGGTGCCGGGGCACCTCGCGCTGGAGGCGTGCGCGCAGCGCGGCCTGTGGATCGACGGCGCCGCGGTCGAGCGGGCGCGCGAGTCGCACGTTACCGAACGGGACGCGGCGCTCGAGGCCCTGCGCATGATCGTGGGGTCGGACGACTTCAACCCCGGTTCGACGCCACAGGTCGGCGCGGCGCTTTCGGCGCGCGGGCTGCGTCTTCCGCGCACGAAGAAGAAGGCCCAGCTCGCGACCGACAAGGCCGCCCTGGCGCCGCACCGCGGCGATGCGCTGGTTGACGCGCTCGAACGCTGGCGCAAGGGCGCAAAGCTCATTTCGACCTACGACGACCACTTCGCCGCCATCGCCGCATCGGCCGACGGTCGCGTGCATCCGACCTACGCGCTGGTACGCTCGGAGCGCGACCCCGGTGGGACGGTTTCGGGCCGCATCACCGCCTCCGACAACGTGCTGACGCTCCCGCGCGACCTACGCCACTATTACGCCGCGCCCCCCGGCCGCATCTACGCCGAAGCGGACTACTCCGCGCTGGAGTTCTGGATCGCCGCCTGGGTGGCGGGCGAAGAGGGCATCTTGCGGCGCCGCCGCGAGGACGCGGCGTGGGACCCGCATCGGTTCTTCGCCGCGCGGTTCTACTCCAAGAGCGAAGTCGAAGTGACGCCGCTCCAACGCCAGGTCGCCAAATCGGCGAACTTCTCGCAACTGTATCTCGGCGACGCGCACACGCTGCAGAACTACGCCGCCAAGTTAGGAATCATTCTCAGTCTGCCGCAGTGCTTTGCGCTCCACGGGGCGTGGCACGAGACGTTCCGGTTTCGCCCGTGGTACGACCGCGTCGCCGCGACGCTGCGCGCCCAGGGCTACATCGAAACCGCGACCGGCCGGCGCCGTCACTTCGGCGACCCGCGCCTGCTCGCGGCGCCCGGTAAGTTCCTCGAAGCGCACCGCGCCGCGGTCAACATGCTGGTGCAGTCGCTGGCAACCGACATCGGCCTGCTGGCGCTCGATGCGTGCCACCGCGCGCGCTTGCCGATCGTGCATTTCTTCCACGACTCAATTTCATTCGAGTTTGAATCCCAGGGGGATTTCAATTCTGGAATCGAAGTGATACAATCATGCATGACGGTCGAGCCCGTGCGCGTGTTGCGCGAGCGGTTCGGCGTCGATCTCTCAGTGCCGTTGAGCATTGAGGTCAAAGCGAAGAACGGAGACATTCTTGCAACAGCCTAACGAGGCGTCACTTTGACGCCGCTCGTGCTATCCTACTCGGCTCTGAACACGTACCGGCGGTGCCCGAAGAACTTCGAGCTATCGTACGAGCGCCGCATCATTCCGCGCAAGCATTCGGAGGCCGCTGACCTCGGCACCGCGCTGCATGAGATACTCGCGGGTGCTGCGCGCGACGCCACGGTCGAAAACCATCTCCGCGCTGCGAGCCCGGAGCAACTCGACGGGATGTTCCTCGTTGCGTCGGCCTATCTCAAGCACAAGCCTATCCCGCGCGAGGTCGTCGCGATCGAGGAACCGTATTACACGCGGCTGATTCGCGGCGTCTGGCTGCGGACGACGTTCGACCTTGTGTACCGCGACGAGTCGAGTTGGGTCGTCGGACGCGATTACAAGTCGTTCGAGAAAGCGCCCGCGCTCGACGTAGACCTCGATTTCCAGGGCGGCATCTACGTCGCCGCGCTGCAGCGCGCGTTCCCCGACGCGATCGGGCACCGCTTCGAGTACGAGTACATTCGACGCGTCCCGCCCGGCACGAAGAACTCCACGGGCGTCTGGCGTCCCGACGAGTGCTACATCAACGTGCCGGTGGTGCAGCCGCGCCGCGAGCTCGACGTGCTCTGGGCCGAAACGCAGGAATGGGCGCGTACCATCCTGCGCGCGCGGATGCGCGGGTCGTTTCCGCGCGCCGGCACGCGCAAAGAGTTCGGGTCGCCGTGCCTGGGGTGCTTCCAACTCGACCTGTGCAAGGCTGAGATGCAGCACGGCACGCTCGACGACCAGGACATGGAGTTTTTTGCTGAAGGAATCGGCGAAGTGCCGACGCTCCCGGCCACCCTGCTGGCACCCTCGAAGCGCACGCTGAAGAAAGAGGTGAATGTGTAATGCCGAAAACGATTGACCCCGACCGTCTCGTTCGGTTTGCCGAGGTCCACTTGCGTTCCGGTCAGGGTACCGGCGGAAACGGCACGGTAGACGTGTGCTTCATGCAAGCCGTAGATTGGCTCACAGGGGGCACCGGCAAAACGGATGCGCCGGAGTGCGTGGACCCTACGATTCGTGCATTCGGCATTCGGTTGAACGACGCGGCACGATTCGCAGATTACCGCGACGAGTTGAAGGCGTACGCCGTACGCGTCGTCGGTACCAAGACAACTGCGGCTGTAACGAAACAACGAGCATTTATGTGCGCCGATTGGGCCGTGCGCACGATCGCACCCATGGCGTTCGACCACTGGTCCTCGCCGAAAAATGCTAAGAAAGCAAAAGAGTGGGCCGCCAAGCTACGCGCTGTTGCGCCTATCACAGACAAGGCGAGCGCAGAAGTAGGTCGCCAGGTGGCCCGTGAGGCACGGGCCGCCAACGCCGACGCCTACGCCGCCTACGCCGCCGCCGCCGACGCCGCCTACGCCGCCGCCGCCGACGCCGCCTACGCCGCCGCCGCCTACGCCGCCTACGCCGCCGCCGCCGCCGCCTACGCCGCCCGCTCGAAGTCTAAAGACTTCTCGCGGCAACTTTGGTGCGAATCTCTCGCGTTTCTTGATCGGCTTGTCGCAGTCACCGAAGCGGTGTCCGCGTGATTTACATGCTCAACGCGGACATCACGGGCGACGAAACCGTAGCGCACCTCGTGCGTGCGGGACTCGTTACATCGCTGACCTGTCAAATGTTCCGCGATTTCGACGACCACATCATGGACCTCATTCCCAAACTCGCGCCGGGGGATGTCGTCATCATCGACTCGATTTCGTCGCTGGCGAATCAAACGCGCGGGGACCACAAGCTCGGCACGGACGTGCTCGAATCGGTGTGGGACCGTTCGGAGATTTTCTTCCGCGACAAGTACGGTCAACTCGGTTACGAAGCGGCCCAGCAGCAGATCATGCGTCGAGTGCGCAACATCGTTGCGGTCGGTAAGAACATGACCGACCAGGGTGCGGAGCCGTGCAGGCTCTACATCACCGCCCACCAGCGCGATCAAATCGACCCGCTGACCGGCATCAAGGGCGCGTTCGGTCCCGACCTCAACACGCAGTTCTTCAACACACTCTACGCCACGGCATCGGATATGTTCCGGCTCGACGTAGCGCTCGAAGACATCACCGACCCCGACACCGGCGCGGTGAAGGTCGCCGCGGACACCCGGATGCTCTACCTCAAACGCTCGGCCGAGCAAATCTGCAAAAACCGCTGTGCGCCGGATGTCGCACGGAGGTTGCCGGCCGGTTTCAAGGACCCGACCCTTCCCAAGTTGTGGCGCGTGCTCGGACGCACGGCCCCGTGCCTCGTGATCTACTCGCCGGGCGGCGTCGGTAAAACGACGCTGGTGTGCTCGGAGGCTCAAGCACTCTACGACGCCGCAAAGACGGCAGAAGCAACGGAGACGAAAGTACCAGCATGAACAACACAAGTGCCCCGTTCATTCCCGAAGAACTGCGCCAGTATCTTACCCCCGACGGCGCGCTCGATATGTCCAAAGTCGGCGATGTCGGCACGTTTACCGACATTCCCGACGGCCAATACGTCGCCAAGCTCTCGGCGGTCGACGTGCAGGATCCCAACCCGAACTTCGAGCGGCCGTCGTACTCGCTGCAGGTCGCGTTCACCATCCTCGAAGGCAAGCACAAGGAACTCGACATCCGCCAGTGGTGGTCGCTCGAAGTGCTGCCGCCCAAGGAGGGCAAAGAGGGCGTGTGGGCGCCCGACATCGCGCGTATGAAACAGGCGGCAGCGGCCGTCGGCGCACCGATCGCGCACTTCCACGCCTTCGAACCAGAGAAGGCTCGGCGCGAACTCGCCCAGGCGCTCGGGCGCAAGACGCTCGACATCTCGGTCAAATCGCGGTCGTACACGCCCAAGGGAACGACCGAGAAAAAGTCGCGCAAAGAAGTCGTCGTGCTCGGTATCCATAAGGCGCAGGCTGGCCGTCGCACCGCAGCCGAAATGGCCGACGTTCCGGCGGTGGCGCAAGCGACGATTCCGCAGCAAGAGCCGGAAGTTGCCGCGCAGATACAGCGCGCAACGGAGCCCGCTCCGGTGCCCGTCGAAGACATGAGCGACTTCCTCTAGGACCTGTGCCCAACTACGAGGACCTCTTCCGCGACCGCGTCGTGCGCCCCAACTTAGAGGCGCGCGGCGCTGTCGTGGTTCTCGTTCCAAAAACGCGCTACGGTCGCTCGGGCGTGAGTGACCTGCTCGCGTGCTACTGCGGACACTTCATCGCAATCGAGTGCAAGAGCCCCCAGGGCGGTAGTTACGGGCTCACGCCTACGCAATCCGACTTCCTTGAGAGCGTTCGCAAAGCGGACGGCTACACCGTCGTTGCACGCACGTGGGAAGAAGTCGAGCGCGTACTCGATGCGATCGACCGGAGCGAATACTAAGGCGCTCGGCGCTCGGCTTTTTCGTAGCGGCGTTCCGCCGCAGCCGACGGACGCTTCCGGTAGTACGACCCCAGAATAGATGCAAACCCCGACGCGGCGGGTGAGACGCCCGGCGGCGGCTTGTACCCCGCGCCGCCCAGCGCTCGATTGACGAGCCCCGTATCCTCGGCCAAGCCGAAGCCCGGAATCAGCGACCGGCCCACGTCCTCAAGCACGCTTCCCGCGCCGACGGTGCGGTTGGGATCGAGGTACCGCATCCCCAAGCCGATTGGGCCCGCCGACGCGGGTGATTCGAGATAGCCGAACGGATTGGACGCTGCACGGCCCATGTCTTCGACCGGGCCCCCCATCTCGAGCTCCGAGGGCGAGCCTGACTGAAACGAGTCGTTGATCGTCCGCTGGGTGTGCGCCACGGCCTCGACGTAGTTCGGCCGGCGCATCGCGGCGCGTGCGACCGCGCCCGGTACGATGCCCAAGCGGAACGCTACGAACGGCCCGCCCATCGCATCGAGCGCCGAGATGAAGTACGACGTGTTGCGGTAGTCGCCGATGGCTTGGCGGATGATCTCGCCCTTTTTGTAATCGAGCATCACGTCTTGCATCGGGTCCGCCATGCGCGGCCACTTACGGTCCAACTGATCGAGTATCGCTTGCCGGTAGCCGAGTTCGATGCGCGTCAGCACGGTGTTCGATGCCGCGGTGTAACCGCGGCCCATCGAAGTCGCCGCGCTGGTGGCGCGTTCGATTGGCGAGAGTTCTTCGAGCGCCGAGGCGCCCAGCGGGTGCTCGATGTCGCGCACGTAGTCAGCATCGACGCCCATATTGACCAGGCGCGCGCGCTGGGGATCTTCGAGGCCCTTCGCGGCGTAGCCCAGGCCCTTCCCAAACGCTTCGGGACCGCCGTGCAGGAACGCCAGCGTGCCGACGTTCTTGATGCCGTGCGGGAACGGGTTGATCTTGATGGCGGCTTTCTGCACGCGGCCGATGGCGCGCAGCGGTGAGCCGGGCATCGCGCGCCGGGGTCCCGACGAAAGTTTGCCGACGTTGACCGCGGCGTCGTCGCCGGTACCACGCCAGCCTGCGCGACGGGTTGCGTCGGCCTCTTCCTCCGCCGTGAGCGCGGCGCCGGGCGCGAGTCCCTTTTCCTTGGTGATCGCGGCGCGCGCTTCGCCCAGGCGCTGGGTGAGGAGTTGCTCGGTTTCGCGATCAACCATGACCTGGCGCACGCGCGCGTTGCCGAGTTTGAGCCGATTGAGCGTGCGCGCATACTGGTCAGTCTCGTGGAGCTCGCGGTCGGCCGTACGCGACTTCTCGAAGCCGCGGAACTCCTCACGATGCGTTCCGCCCGTCGTTTTGATGATCGGCTGGTCGGCCCACCGGCCGCGCGGGTTGATGAGCGTTTGGTAATCCTCAACCAAGTTGTGATTGAGCGCGCCGGTTGGGTTTGGGAATAGCCGCAGGTCGTCAGCGGTCGGCTTATAGCCGAACTTCGCGGTGATCTCCTCGCGCATGGCGGGCGTGCCGTGACGGTAGACCTGCTGGTTGTAGAGGTCGCGCGCGGCCTGCGGCAACTCACCGCCCTTGACGTTGCGCAACGCTTCGCGGACCGGCGCGAGCGCGGCCTCGGCTTCGGCGTTGGCGATATGTTCGTAGGAAATGTGCTTGGCCTCGACGCCCAGCCGAACGCCCTTCATGTCGGTTGCGGCCTGGCCCGCAGCGATGCGGCTGTTGCCGAGAAACCGATCGAGTTCGGGACGCCGGCCGAATGCTTCGTGCATGAACTGCGCCATCGGGGCGTTCGACATGCGGCTGTACGCCGATTGCGCGAGCGCGCGCGTCGCCTTGATCGTGCGGTCGAAGCCGGGAACGTGCCCGCCGATCTCCCCGGCCGCATGACTCGCGATTTCCAGCAGATGCGTGCCCTTAGCCACGCCGCCGAAGATGTCGGCGAACGGGATGAAATTGAGCGGGTCCCCGATGACGCGCACGCCCTCGCGCGCTGCCGCTCGTTCGAACCTCGCACCCAACGTGTTGCCCTTGGCGACCGGAATGTGCAGGATTCCCAAGACGGCATCGGTGTCGGCCTCGTCGTTTTTGCCGGGGTGCGTCATCGAGGTCCAACCGTGCCCGAGTCCCCCCGCGACCGTCCCGAACGTGAGGCGTTCGAGGCCCCCGCCGATGGCGTCGACCCAACCCATGGGGTCGATCGACGCCTTGTGCTGCGCGACCTTGGCGCCTCGCACCGCCGAATCGAGCGCTCCGCCGCGCGCCGCAACCGCGAGCGGGTTGACTCCGGCCTGGGCCGGATGCGCGCCGGGCGGCGTGACGTTCGCGTACTGCCCCCAACCGCCGCCCGCGCCCTTGTTCCGCGAGTCTTCCCACGGCGAGAGTCCTTGCGAGCGATGGAGCGCGACGGCCGCGCGCGCGTTCTCCAGGGGGTCGGCCGTCGAACCGGTCGGGTGAATGTCCGAAACCTGCCACAGGCCGCGGACGTGGTACGTCTTACCCTTGTCGTCGTACTGATTCGCGGCGTTGGGGTCGCCGGTCGATTCGGCGTAGGCGACGCGCGCCATGAGCGGCGCGTCCTTGGCGTCGCCGCCCGCCTTTACCCACAGCGCTTCGAGGTCTGGGAGGCCGTAGCGATGCGGCGCGGTCGCAGACACGTCCGACCAGCCTGACGCCCCGCCAGCGCCGACGCGCGGGGCCGCAGCGGGCACGTCGGACCATCCGCCGCTCGCGGGCGGCTTCGTCGCCGTCGCGGGAACGTCCGACCACGTCACGGCGCCAGTACGGCTCCGGTTGCCTTGTTATACCAGCGGTAGTTGCCGTGGCCGTCGTTTTGGAGGGTGAACCCCGGTTTCGGGGGGTTCGAGGGGTCGGGGCCTCCCGTACGCGCGGGGGTGCCGGGACCGGGCTGCGTGTGCGACGGAGCGCCGGTGCCGCGTACGGGGACGCCCGCCGTGCCCGAGTGCGCCGCGTCCGAAGCGTGCGAAGCGAACGCGCGCGCCGTATCGAGTTGACCTTTCGTGCTGCTCACGAGCGTCGAGAGCGCGTCGTACTGCGCTTGGAGTTCGGTCGAGGGCGGGAACCCGTTCCCAGCGTTGGACGCCATGGCTTTGGCGACGCCCGCAAGCGCGGTGTTGGCCGAATCGAATTGCGTACGCAGGTCTGAGATCGGTTTCGCGAGCGCATCGACGGTGTGAATGTTCTGCATGAACTGGCGGTTGTCCATGAGCGACTGGAGCGATTGAGAACGCAGTTGGAGATTGCGCTGTGCAACGCCCAGGTTGTCGATGTGCGTCGCCCACAGGCGCTGCTGATTCGCTTGGAACTGCGCCTCGTGAATGCGTAGCGCCTCACCTTGAAGACCGATGCGCGCGATGGCTTCCTTCTCGCGCGCTTGCGCGATCGCTTTAGCCGTAGCGTCAGCATTCTGGAGGTGAATGCCGCGCTCGTGCAGCCAGTCGATTTGGGCGTTTGCCCACTGCGAGGTGCCTGAGGCAAGGAACTCCGGCGTCAGGAACTGGTCGATTGAAAACCCGCCGCCGATCTGCGATGCCGGGCCGCGCATCGCTTCGATCTCACCGGCGAACGCGGTCGGGTCGAGCTTCCCCGCTTTGAACTGCGCGACGGCGCCGCTCGGACCGATAAAGTCCTGCACGATGTTCGTAGCCGCCCCCGCGTTGAGCGGCGTGTACTGCTTGGCGGTCAGCCACTCGGGCGGGACGTTGCGGACCTTTGCGAGCGCCGCCGCGCGGTCCTCGGTCGGCATCGCGACGATTTTCTGAAACAGTTCCTGCCGCTCCGGCATCGTCATCGAGGACACGTCGGGATGCGCCGTGAGCAGGTCGAGATTGAGCACTTGGTTGCCGTGCTCGTCGGTTTTGACCGGTGGCGGCAAACCCGTCTGCCGTGCAATGTCCATCGCGCGTTTGATGCGCGCGGGGTCGTTGGCAAGGGTCGGGTCGGCGGTGATCTCGTCGCCGATCTGCGAGTAGAGCTGCTTACCCAGCGCCGTCTTTTGAGCCTGGAGCGCGAGCGCTCGCATCTGCGCGTTCTGCTGCATCTGCGGAAACTGCGAGAGCGCAATGCCAATCTGTGCCAGGGGGTTGACGATGCCCGGCGGCTGCGCGATGGGCTGCTCTTCGAAGGACCCGATACCTGCGGTCATCTACGACTCCAAGAGGCCCGCGTGGACCTCGAACCCGGCTTCGATCAACTTCTCGGCCGCGGCCTTGCAGTCATCCGCGCCGTCCGTACGAAACTGCAGCCCGCGCACCTGGAGCACGTCCTTGGCGTATTCGATCACGCGGTCGTGGATATCGTCGATCGCGTCTCCGGTGTCCGCCGCCAGTCCGACGCAGCCTTCGGGCCCCGCGACCTCTAGGGTGTTCTCGTCCTTGCCGGCGCGCACGGCGTAGGGGATGAAGCGACCGTCCCACAAGCCGTCAGCGCCCCGGATGCGCGTCCCGTCGGCGCCGCCCTTGTCGGAGCGCTTGCCGTGCTCCCAAGGGTACGGCGGTACCGAGAGCCGTACGGCGTAGGCGAGTTCGGTCGAGGGTTCGGGGACCTCGGCGCCGTGCGCTACCGCTTTGAGGTGCGCTCCGAGGTTGGGCAGGAGCAGCGCGGCGGTCATCTCGGCATCGTAACCCATGCGAGGCGTCCACTCCAAGAAGTACACATCGCCCTCGTCGGCGACCAGCGCGTTGATGTCGTAGATGCCGGGCGGCGCGTTGTAGCCGCGAAACGCTTCGGCCAACTGCGGCCACCCCAAGCGCCGTGCGATCTCGGGTTCGTCGTCGTAGAACCACACGGCATTGAACGCACAGCCCGTCGATGGCCCAACGTCCTCGTTCATAAACTTTTTGTTTTCGTAGGTCGCCTCGAACGGTCCGGTCCAGTCCTTACCGTTCCACCAGCGCGCGGTCGAGAACGGCACGCCGTCGATCTTGCGCTGCAGGATGCAGGTGCCGTGCGCACCGTGCTCCGCGATCAACTCGTCGAGGTATTCGGCGAGCTCCGCACCGTTGTCCGCGCCGTGCGTTGCGTCCGATTCGAGGTAACGGTCCGACTTGAAGTACATCGGGATGTCGAGCTGCGCGGCGCGGGCGCGGGCTTGGTCGAACGACGCGAACTCTTCGTAGGGCGGGAGTAGCGCACCGGCGTCTTTGGCGACCTTGAAGCCGAAGGAACGGTCGTTCTCCAAGCGGTCGCAGAACGCGCCGCCGCCGACGGTTGCAATGCCGAGCGCCCGTGCCGCATCGGCCTTCTCGCCGAGCTTCGAGGATCCGAACAGCGCCAGCGCGTCGGACGGCTTTTCGTGCAGCCACGCCAGACCGTCTTCCCACGTCGCGAACTTCTCAACGAGGCCGTTGCCGACCGACTTCGCAGCCTGCGGTTGAATCCAATACCGCACGTCGTGGCCTTCATCAAGCAGCCGCATGACCCACGAGAGTTCGTACGCGAAATCGGTCGCAACGAGAATCCTCATCCCGCATTCGGGTTGCCGTAGCCGTAGGCGTACGAATCCCCCAGCAGGTTGTTGCCCCCCGTGGCGCCCGTTTTGCCGCCGCCGCTTCCCATCTTAGAAGCGACGCCGTTCAACGCGCCGCCGATCCCCTGGCCGACTCCCTGACCAGCGCCCGAGGCCGCGTTCATGTACGGATTGACGAGCGACGAGAGCGATCCGGTGAGGCCCGAGCCGATGCCGAGCAGGCTCGAGATGTCGCCCATCGCGGCCTGTTTGCCTTGAATCTGACCGGCCATGCCCTCCTGGCCGATTTGGGAAGCGGTGTTCTCGACGACGGCGCCGGGGTTGGCGATCGACCCGACGCGCGACATCATCGTCTTCATCGCCGAGGTGCCGGCCGACGGAAAGAGATTGGCGTTTTCGAGCGACCCCAGCAGTCCGCCGTTGGGGCCCGTCCCGTTGAGGATACCGTTGATGTCGTTCATCATCGACTGATAGCCGCCGGTTTCCAACCCCGTGATGGTGTTGGCCTGGCCCATATCCTGGTTGTACTGATTTGCGGACGACCCGGCGCCGAAGAGGCCGCCGATGATCGGGATTGACGAACTCATTTGCCCAGCCCCAGCGCCCACACAGCCGCGATCGGCTTACCCCCGCGGGAGCCCATCGCGCGCGCCATGACGCGGTTGACGCGGTGGTTGTCGTTGAGCACCGACGCGACGACGATGCGTACGTCGCCCGAGTCGTAGAGGTGCGCCAGGCGCGTGATGGTCGCCTCAAGCGCGCGAGCGCCCAAGCGGTTCGGGTAGACGTACAGGCCGCCGACCTCGAGCGACCGCTTTGCCATGTCCCAGGTGATGCCCAGCACGCCGCCTACGCGGCCGTAGGACCCATCGGGGCGCATCTCCACGATCGCCAGCCAAATCGGCGAGAGAGCCTCGCCGTCGGTCGGCAAGCCGAACCGCGCGCAGTACCGCCGGAAGAGGTCGCGAGCGACGCCGCGCTGCTCGGGCGCGAGCGGCGGCCAAGCAAACGAGGCCGTTCCGGCAGGCGCGACGTACTCCGGGGCGATCATGGGCGAACCCTACCCGAAATGGGGGGTTTGAGCAAGGCGATCATCCGAGCCGCTGGGCGTTGTTGAGCGAGGAAATCTGGGCTTGCGTCAGCGCCGCGTTGTGGACGATGGCTTTCCCGAAAGAGGCTGGCACATTGTAACTCGCACCGCCAACGAGCGCACCGATCGTGATTGGGTTTCCACCTTTTGCATAAGCAAGAGTCGCGCTCCCGACCGGAAATCCATTGACGTAAAGTGTGCCGACTGTTCCGGTATGCGTGAACGCAAAGAAGATCGGCCCGAGCGGTACCTGGGCGCCTGACAAGAAGTTGCCGACGGTGATTGAGGCATAGGTACCAGCGCCCCCAAACTGTATAGTCAAGGCTCCGCCGCTGGTGTAGAGAATGAACCCGGTGTCTGAGCCGCCGACGTTTGCGTTTGTGTCCCAAAGGCTATACAAACTGGCCGCGGGGTCCCACTTCGGATTGAACTCGCACATGGTCGCGAACGTGAACCCAATCGTCGTCGTGTTGTCCGGGACCGTTGCGTAGCCTGTCGCGCCATCGAAGATCGGGCAACCTTCGCCGTCGTTGCGTAACGCGACCTGATTCAAGAGCACCCCGGTACCGGCGTATGTTCCAGTCGCTCCGCCGGTTGTACCGCTGTCGGTGATGTTCGTTCCAGTCGTCTCATTCATCACATAGTAGTGCTGAACCAACGCTTGCGCGGTCGTGTCGAATACACCGCCGGGAGGTGACGGTAGCGCTGCTGATGCCCACGCGCCGCCGACCGACGTGAGCACATTGCCCGCGGCACCCGGGGCGAGAAACGAAATGACCGGAGTTGTGCCGCCGCTCGAAAAAACCGGCGAGGTCGCGGTGACGGACGTGACTCCGCCGCCGCTGCCGCCCGACGCCGAGATGACGAAGATGCCGGAGCCCGGCGGCGTCTCGACGATGGTGACGTTCGTCCCCGGCTTGAGCGTGATCGTGCCTTCGCGACCGTTGACCGACAAGACGTAATCGCCCAGCGCCGTCACAACTTGCGACGGAAACGGAACGCTGCCCGGAGCGCCCTTGACCCACTGACGTCGCCAGACCTGATTCGCCACTACCCGGTGCCGTTAAAGATGCTCGATACGAACGATTGCATCGGATCTTGGATCATGCCTTGGCTCAAGCCGCCGCCTCCACCGAGGTTGGGGTTCGCGACCTGTCCCAGCCCGCCGAAACCGCCCTGCGCGGAGGGGGAGCCTCCGCCCATGCCGCCGATTTTGCCCATGATGTCCTGCGATTGCATGGCCGGCGCCGCCGAGCCGGTGACGCTACCGAGTTTGTCCATGGCGTTCGTCGGTTGCATCGAGGGCGACGCGCCGGTTGGCGCGTTCGACGTGTTGGGCGTTGCGGTCGTCGGCGTTTTGGTCGTGCCCGACGCGACACCTTCCGGGTTTTGACTCGGCAGGCTCGATGGCGTAGAAAGCTTTGAGCCCAGACTTCCGAGGAAACTCATGTCACCCCCGCAGCGCTGGCGGCGTATTCACGTTGGACGGAACCCATCACCTCAACGGAATACACCACGACGGGATTGGCCGCGCCTGCGGTCGTCGTGAGCTTCAACTGCGCCATCGAACCGACCGTCCCTGCTCCGCCCGTGCCGATGGTCGCAATAAGCGTCGGACCTTGGCTCAGGTCAAACACCCACGACGCCGTAGCCGTCGCGCCGACGCCGGTGAAAATGGTCAGGGTCGCCGTCAGCGTCGCGGTTTGCACCGGCGCGTTGACGACGATCCATTGGTACTCCTTATCAAGACCGGGCTCTCCCGAATCCGTCATCGGCGACTGCCACAGCGACGCGATCTCCGCGCCGAGGTCGAGGCCGTCCGCGGCGTTCCACGCATCGAGTTCCGTTAGGGAAGCAGCGAAGACGCCGCGGGCGGCGATGACTTCGTTGAACCGTTGCGCGGCTGGGGACGGCGCGGTTTCCGAAGGCAACGCATACGCGGCGTAGGTTGCGTACGGCAGCGGCGGGAGCCACGCGCTCTTGGGCAGGTAGTATCGCAGCGTGTACCCCACTCCCCCCGCCCCCGTCGTTTGCGGAAACGACAGGAACCACGTACGGTCGGCGTACCAGCCCACAGCGAGCGCCCACTGCGCGGGCGTCCACTGCGCCATGAGTTCACGCATCGGCTCGCCGATATACTGGCGCGTCTGGCCGTCGGTCATCTGCGGGCCCTCCTCCGAGAGCCAGCAGTCCACGTCCTCGCACACGGTCGCCGACGCGCTCGCTACGCAACCGAGGTCCCACATTTTGAGCGCGATGTACGTCGAGGGATCGTTGCCGTAGAGGATGTAGGTAGAGCGGCGCTTGTGCAAGATCGCAACCGACGAGAGCGATACGCCCGCCATCGGGAGGTCGTTGATTATGCTTGCGCTCCCGGCTACGCCAGCATAAAGCGTGCTGGGAGCTATGACCGCGCCCGCGTAGTTGTCGGAGTTGTCCCCAACCAAAATCACGTTGGTGTCAGCCGCGAACGACCACGGCAGCCCTTGGTCCGAGAACCACAGTTGACATTGCCACAGGCCATTGGTCAGCGTCGCGTTCTCGAAGTCGTTGAATACCCACATTCGGTCCTGATGGCCGAAAATCACCGCGTTCGTAGCGGGCGCCGGGTAGCGGTACTGCAACTGCTGCGCCGTGGCGATTGAATTGTCCGAAGCAGTATCGGTGTACGTCCCGCTCGCACCGCCGGTAACGGTGCCGGAGTTTGCATTGCCCGCGAGATACCACGTCGGCTGATTCGTCGATATGCGATAGATGTTCGTCGTGTAGGTCGAGCCGTCGGCGTTGGTGCCATACCACGGTGAGAGCCCGCCCGAGAGCGCGACTTCGCTCGTGGTGCCGGTCGTCGTAACGGGCGCCGGGTAGGTATCCCCCTGCACCGTGGCGCCGGTAGCGAACGCGAACTGGTTAGGATTCGACTCTTGCGTGCCGCCGTCCGGGTACGCCGTAACCGTCGTCATAGCGTAGTAGTACGTCGCCGCGAGCATGTTGCCGCCGGTTGCGCTAGGCGTTAGAGAAATCGTAGCCGCGAAGCCGACGCTGTTCTGCCACGGGTACGCCGTGTAGACTCCCGCGTTGTACCGGATTTGCTGGCCGCCGTTGGTGTAGAGGATATTCCCGAACTGCACCGCCCCGACGCCCTGGCTGAAGTACGTCCCATTGACGACGGTGAACTGCACAGCCGTGTCGAGGTTGTACCCAACGATGACCTGCGCGGTTGCGCCGGTGGTGCCCGCCGCGATGACGTTGCGCACGCTCGTCGTGAGGTTGAACTTCGCCAGCGCATAGGCGCTCGCGATCGAGCCTTGCGAGAGGTTTACGAGATTGACGCGGCCGCGCGAGGACACGAGCGCGCCGGGATACCGCTGCGTATCGACGTTGGTCGCCGCGACGGCGACCTCTTGGTTTACATCCGTTTCGGCCGTCGTGTAGTCGACCGACTTGAACGACCGGATTTTGAGTAGCGAGACGGCTTTAGGCATACCCCACGCTACTCATACTGTCCGGTTTGATGTCCGCCGATGCGGTAGAACCCGCGCTCCGAAACCGGCATGATCTGCGAATCCTCAAGCGAGTAATCGCGCTTCCAGGTTCGCAAGAGGCGCAGTTCCCCTTCGAGGGTCGAGAGCCAATCTTTCGCCAGCGCGTGCGCGGCGGGGTCGCGGTCAGACATCAACGCGCGGTTGAGCACATAGGCGTCGATGGCGTCGGCGAAGTTGTCCGGGACCATGATGAATTGCGTATCACTCGTCAGCGTCGCGGGCACGAGCACGCAGTCGACGGTAACGATCGTCCCGATTGCAGGCGCCGGTACGAAGCCGATGAAGCCCCCCCGACGGTAGTAGCGAGGGCGAGAGCCGACGATCCACGGCTGCGACATCGGCGAGGGTGTGCCCCAACTATTGAGATACGGATACACCGTCGGCGTCTGAATCGCCCACTGCGGCAGTTGGGCCGTACCGCCGGGCGCGGCCCCTGACCCCGTCGGGAGAGCGCCGGTTGCGGTTTGGTCGTTGAAGAGGATTTGATTCCCCTCCAGCGTGTCGATACCGCCGGGGATCTCAACGCAAATCTGTCCGTTGAGGTACACGCGATGAATACGGTGCGTATCGGGCAGTTGGATTTCCTGGTTCGCGCTCGCCGTAGTCAGAGAAAGTCGCGAGTCGGGAAAGCGAATACGCGCGACAATCGCTTTGGTCGCGCGGTCCACCATTGGAATGAGATACGTCTCAGGCCAGCGGTTGGAGTTGGTGCCGGGCGTGTTGAGAAGGATGCGCTCGTAGACCGTGCGGTCGGAGACGACCACGATTAGGCTCCCGTCGCATTGTAGTAGACGGAAACGAACGACCCCGGAGCACCGCCCGTCACGATCAACGAAAAACCCGTCACGAGCGCCGTTCCCGGCACGACCTGCGCTGAGAGTTCGTAAATGCCCGTGCTCGAAGGAGTAAGCGTGACCGACGAAATCGTCGTCAGAAACGGCGTCGCAAAGGTAACGGGAATACTTGCCGATCCATCGGCCGGTACAAAAGCGACGAGCCCCGTCTGCGAAGCCAAACCGGAGCTACTTAGGATTCCCGCAAAGGGGAAGTTCGTTGCAAGCCAAGACATTCACGTACCCGTACACTTGAAGGCGACGGTCTGCGAGTTCGATACCGCTGCCGTGATGACGACGCTGTTCGTAGCCTGCGAACCGACTGAGAGCGCCCCGGTTTGCGCGAACGTGCCCGCGCCACCCGAGGCATCGCACGCATAGGACGTGGCCGACGTAAACACGGCAGCGCCGGTAAACGTGGTCGGCGTACACGTCACCGACGCGACGAACGCGCAGGTCCCCAACACCGTGTGGACCGTACTTCCTGTCACGGCACCCGCTACGGTATACGTCGGCGGCACATAGCCGACCGTTGTCGTTGAGTTCGAGAGCGCCGAGGCTTCGAGGGTGCTTGTGAATGTCGCCGCCCCGCCGCTCAACATAGTCAGATCGACGGCGTTATTCGTCGCGAGCTGCAGCGAGCGCGCCGAGGCGGTGCCGATGCACAGCGCGTACGCCGAACACCCGCCGAGAATCGACCCGCCACCGCTCGATTCTACGCCAAAATACGACGTATTGCCGGTGTTCGATATCGGCCCGATATAGAGGTTCCCGGTGACGGCGGGCGAGTTGTTCGAGAATAGCGACCCCGTCGCGGTCGAGGCGACGTTACCCGAAAACGCGCCCGTCGTCGAGGCCACGCCGTTTGCGAAGTTGAACGCGCCGGTTGACAGCACCGTGCCGACGTCTTCGTACGTCGTGATCTGTCCGCCGGACTGCGCGATCGGCAGCGCCGTGTAACCGCTGAACGCCTGATAGTTGAAGATCGAGTTATTGGTCGAGGCGCCGTTCAGCCCCACGCACGCCGTCGTCCCCTTCGCGAGCGCCGAATACCCCTGGCCGAGCGACACGGGCACAAAGTCGTTGACGTACTCGTTGCGGCTGTTGCAGTCGAAAAGCACCTCGGTCCCGGCGTAGATGCCGAACGCGGTGGTGCCGGAAGGCGTGCCGGCGGCCCAGCCCGCCGTGGCGTTCAGCGTGCTCGACGTGTTGCTGGTGACAATGGCGTAGTTGTTGAACGCGACCGAAACGTAAGACCCAACCCACTGATTGACCGTCCAGGGCGTTCCGGCGACCGTCAGCGACGTCGCGGTGGTCGAGGTCGCCGTGCCGGTGTACGCCGCCGGAATGAGGCCGGAAAAGTGATAGATCGAAGTCGTATCCGACTCGTCGTTCAGAGTCGTTCCGCCGCCGAGATGCAGGAGCGTGCCGGTGATCGTGGCGAGGTAGAGGTTGCTCAAGATGCTGTTGTACGTTCCGTCGAGCCAGAAAATCGCGCCGTTGTTGTTATAGTTGAGGCCCATGATGTTCGAGAAGTTCAACTCGGACGAACCGGGCGGCGTCGCGCCGCTCGCGTAGGTGAGCCAGTACGTTGCGGTCGTAAACGCCCCGTCAGGAATCGAAGTCAGGTTCGTGAAGACGCCCTGCACTAAACCCTGCGTCTTGATTCCGGTCGCAGCCGATGCGCTATTCGCCTCGAGATCGAGGTTCGAGACGCCGCCCCCCGCAAGTTCAACTGCCCCGGGCGCTGCAAACGTCAGGATCGTGCCGCCCGCGGTGCCGTTGTATTTCAGCGCGGTTGAGGGAAGTGACCCGGCGTTCGTATAGTTCGCCGCGCCCTGGCCTTGAATGTAGATGTTGTTCGCGCTGACCAGCAGGCCGTGGACCCTGCACACGCCCAGCGGCAGCAGCACTGTACCGCCGCCCGCCGTCTGCGCCGCGGTGATCGCGGCTTGAACAGCGGTCGTCGTGTCCGTCGTGCCGTTGCAGACCGCGCCGTAGTACGTCGCGTCGAACGTCGGCCGACCAGCGGCGTACAGGTTGCCGTAGTACGACGGCGGAGCCGCTGCGGCTCCGAGCGGCAGGCTTCCGACGAGCAGAGTCGCCAGCAGTGCGCGAAAAAAGCGCACGACTATTTCCAGAGAACCGTGTAGCCCGGCGCGACGACTGACGTTGCGATGGAGCACGTAATACCGATGAGCGTAGCCAGCCCCCCCGGAGGCGGTCCGAGCGGCGTCGCTAGGGTTGTCGTGTTCTGATAGATGACGTTGCCTGATGCTGCAGTGTTGTCCCAACACGTCACGACCGTGGTCTGCGCGACCGTCGAGGTCACGCCGAAGAAGATGCCCGGCCCGGCCTTGATGACCGTCGTCGTCGTGACGCCCACGACCGTGTACGTCGCAGGAGGCGTGTCGGCGCTGACCGCTACCGGGGCGAGCGCGAGCGCAAGTGCGACGAGAATCCTACGGAACCGCAAACGCAACCACCGATCCTTGCCCGCTGGGAGTCGCCGACGCCGTCACGACGGCGCGCACGGCCACCAGCGGAAGGGAGCACGTAAACACCGGGACTGCTCCCGTCAGCGGGTTTGCGATCGACCCCGTTCCCGATTGCTCAGAGGGCCCCGGCAGCAGGAACCAGCTCGATGCGGGCACCGACACCGGCGCGCGAATCACGGTGCCGGCGAGGTATTGGGAACCGGTGGTGTACCCCTCAACGCCCGAGTTCGCCGTGTAGACGAGGTACGCGTTGTAGTCGAGCGTGCCGTACAGCGACACCGAAATGCCCGCCGTGTTGCCGAGCAGTTGGAACGCCCACTTCGTAAACGCCATCGCCGCGCAGCCGAACACGCCCGAATCGTTGGGCTGCAGCCCGGTCGTGTTCGTCGGCAAACTGCCGTAGGCGGCCAGCGGCGTAGCAACGACGGCGGAGTTCGCGTTGATGTTGCCGAGCAGCGTAATGCCGCCCTGGTTGCCGTACCGATTGAGGCCAGCAGAACTTGCGATCGTCCTGCTCCTTTAGAAATCGCCGGGTACGGCTGACGATCCAGCGACGGGGAAGGCGTTTTGGTTGGTCGGCGAGCCCCACTTCTCTTTGCCGGTGATCGGCACGTAGAAGAGCGTTGCGACGAAGTTTGCAATTGAGATTGCGCCCGTCGTCGTGGCGCGCAGCGTGAAGTACCCGTTCGGGTAGATGAACCCGGCCGGTCCCAGCACGGGCGCCGCTCCGCACGGATACACCGCGTCGGGGTTGGTCGGCACGAGGTACCCGACCGCGCCGCCCGCAGTCGTCGCCAACGGGAAGTTCGCCACCGAGAACGTGATGTCGGCCGCGAACAGCGGCTGGTTGTCCACCGCGTAGTTCGTCGGCATCCCGAGGCCGCCGATTTGGTTGGGGTAGTTCGTCAGGTTCGCCGCGTTCGAAATCCCGTTGTAGAACGAGTTGTCGTTGGGAGCGGGGCCGTTGGCGAGATACGCACCGAGCGCCGAGCCGGGGTTGGGATTCGTGTTGTAGACGAGGTTAAACGACGTGGTCACGCCGAGCGTCGTGACCGAACTGAACACGATGCCGACTTTGAGAATCTTGCAGATGGACGGAATCGCAAGCGAACCCTGCGATGTCGTGCTCACCTGGGAAATCGCAATCGCGTTGGGGCCGATTGACTCCGTACCGAACGCATCGAAAACAAATGCGTTGGGAGTGCGCTGCCAATCGGTTTTTGCGTACG